TTCTTCATTTGCTTTCTCCAAAGCGTACTGACAACGTGTCAGTACGAGTGCTGAACGCACTGGCAAGGGCACGGAATGCCCTTCGCCGCTACGCTCTTACAGTTCTCCTCCCATGCAGTACATACTCCAGTCATCCGCAACTTCGCCCAGTGCGCTGGTACACATGAACCCCCACCAAAACACATTGGCTGCAAGGGTAGGATTGAAGATGTAGGTGTGCACTTTGAACTCCTCGACCAAAGCGTACTGACAACGTGTCAGTACGAGTGCTGAACGCACTGGCAAGGGCACGGAATGCCCTTCGCCGCTACGCTCTACAACGGGTTAAACAAGGTTGAGAGACGCGGAAAACCCGCGCCTCTCCCCACCGCTGCAACTGACGCAGCGGTACTGACATCGTGTCAGTGTCACTCGAACGACAGCGAAGCCATCGCACGCTTGTGGGCCTCGATGATCTGGGCCTTGGTGAGGCCTGCGTACACGTCCACGATGCGATCAACGACGCCGCTGGGCAGTCGCACGGCGCGCTTCTCGATCTTGTTAACGACACTCTCGCCAGCCTCAGCGCGGACGCGGCCCATGAGACGGTACAACTGCCGCTCACCAGCGCTGGACTGCACGGGCACATCGTCCACGAAATGAGCGGCGTACTTGGCCTGCCCGGCCAACTCGCGGATGACGCGAAGCCGCAGAGCCTGCGGGTCTTTCTTAAACGATGGAACGAGGGCCTTGACTGCTAGGTCGGCCCACTCAGTGGCGACAAAGAAAACTGCGATGGCGTTGGTAGCCGTCACGTCGTTGGCGTTACGAATGTGCATTTGCTTTCTCCGGTTACTGACATCGTGTCAGTGAGTTACTAAACATCGGAGGGATTATTCCCAACCGATGCCTCTATTTTACCAAATGGGGGGTTTTCAATTAGTTTTGAGCAGGACGGAAACCCACCCATACCCGACCCCCCAATATTGCTGGATGGTACCGCGACGTTATACGGACACGAATCCCCAACCACACTACACATTTTTTCAAATTACAAACTCATTTTTTCAAATTACAAACTCATTTTTTCAAATTACAAACTCATTTTTTCAAATTACAAACTCATTTTTATAAAAACAAATTACTTTTTGCTGCGCTAAATACCCCCATCCCATATATTATAAAAATCCCAGTATAATCATGTCAAATGTTTGACATGCACAAATAAAAAAAGCCCCGGAAATTAACCGGGGCTTCAAAGCACATGACGTGCCGGAGGAGAAAGCAAGTGATGCACTTGCGAAGAAAGCATCCGCACTATACACTGCCGCGAATCCGGGTGCAAGCCCTGCGCAAAATATGCTGGATCATTTGATCGACTTTGACCCCCCTGCGGCGGTTCTGGAAGAAGTCCAGACGCTTGATACTGCGTCTCCAAAAGAGATTGCGGCAGCGCAGCACAACACCGCAGAATGGTTGGAAAGTCTGGGCGCACCCACGTTGGCCACTGCCGACGCTGAAATGGCTGCATCCCTGGCGCAAACGGCATTCAAAGCGCTAACCACGACCACAACCGACGAGAAACAGCGCGAAGCGCTCGTTGCGTTGAAGACTCCCCCGGCTGTACGCCACCTCACGGGCATGCTGACCGCCTACGATTGGGCGTTTGTCGAGCAAGCCAAGGAGCTTCGGGGGTATTGCGTGGCGCAAATTCTTGAAGAAACCAAGCACCCTGACGCAAAAGTGCGCCTGAAAGCGCTCGATATGCTAGGTCGCGTCACGGAAATCGCCCTTTTCACTGACCGCGTCGAAATTAAGAAGACGCAGATGAGCGATAACGAGCTGGAATCGCGCATTAAAGAGAAGTTGAACAAGTTCATGGGCGTCCAAGACGCCGAAATCGTGGACATTGCGCCCAAATCGGATGAAGCTGCCTGACTTTTTGACGCCGCAGCAGGCGCAGTCCATCCAAGCGTCCCTCCCGACGCTCTCCTTGCAGGAGAAAATGGAGCTTTTTGAGCTTCTGGAAGAGCGCGAACGCCGCCATAAGCTAAATGCCGCCCAAAACAGCCTGCTTGGCTTTGCTCACGCGGTCTATCCCAACTTCAAAGAGGGTCCGCATCACCGGCAACTGGCCAAGATCTTTGAAGACGTGCTGGCAGGACGCAAGCACCGCGTCATCATCAACATCGCGCCCCGTATGGGCAAGTCGGAGTTCTCCAGCTACCTGTTCCCTGCCTTCTTCCTAGGTAAAAACCCTAATAAGAAGATCATCATGGGGACGCACACCGCGTCTTTGTCTGAAGACTTCGGTCGCCGTATCAAGAATTTGATCATGGGCGAGGAGTACAACCACATTTTTCCCTCCACAACTGTGGCGGAGGACCAGAAAGCCGCAGGCAAGTGGTCAACGGACGCAGGCGGTCAGTATTACGCGGTCGGTGTCGGCGGTAGCATCGCTGGACGGGGGGCGGACCTGTTCGTTATTGACGATCCGCACTCGGAGCAGGATATCAAGGCGGGTACACGCACGCCGTTCGATGCGGCATGGGGGTGGTTCCAGACCGGGCCATTGCAGCGCTTGATGCCAAACGGTGCCATCATCGTGATTATGACGCGGTGGAGTCAGATTGACCTGACTGGACGCCTGATAGACCACCAGATCAAGAATCCTGACGCCGACAAGTGGGAGATCGTTGAGCTTCCCGCCATCATGTATGAGAGCACGCCGGAGGAGAAGTCACTCTGGCCGGAGCAGTGGCCCCTAGAGCAGTTGCAGGCCAAACGAGCGGGGATGGACCCGCGTTTCTGGCAAGCGCAGTACCAACAGAACCCCACGTCCGAGGTGGCGGCAGTCATCAAGCGCGAGATGTGGCAGATCTGGGAGCCCGAGACCCCGCCGACGTGCGAGTACGTCATCCAGTCCTGGGATACGGCGCATGAGACCAAGACTTCCAGTGACTTCAGCGCCTGCACGACGTGGGGCGTGTGGTTCAACGAAGAAGATAACAACAACGCGCACATCATCCTGCTCGACGCTATCAAAGGGCGGTGGGCATTCCCAGACCTAAAGAAGCGGGCGTTGGAGTACTACAAAGAGTGGGAGCCTGACGCGTGCATGATTGAAAAGAAAGCGGCAGGTGCGCCGCTGATTCAAGAACTGCGCTCGATGGGTGTGCCTATTAGCGAGTTCAGCCCATCCCGGGGCAAAGCCAACCAGTCAAACGACAAAACGGTGCGTTTGAACTCCGTATCAGACATGTTTACCTCTGGCCGGGTGTGGGTGCCCGACACGCGTTGGGCGCGGGAGGTGATCGAGGAAGTTGCGGCTTTCCCTGCTGGGGAGCATGATGACTATGTTGATACGATGACCCAGGCGCTTATGCGGATGCGTCAGGGTGGGTTTATTCGCTTGCCTAGCGATATGCCCGATGAGCCTCGCCTTTTCCGTAGCCTGCGGCGGGCGGCGTACTACTGAATACAAAAGGACCCGTGATCATGGCAACCAATTTTGACAAACTCCTCGATCCGATGGACATGGGTGCCATGACGGCAGAACCAGCCATCGAGATTGAAATTGAAGACCCCGAGGCTGTAAAGATTAACGCTGGGGGTGTTGAGATCAACCTTGAGCCGGAAGGCCAAAGCCCGGACGATTTTGATGCTAACTTGGCTGAGTTCATGGATGAGCGCGATCTACAGACGCTCGCCGGGGATCTCGTTGGGCTGGTGGAAGCCGACATCAACTCCCGTAAAGACTGGGCAGACACCTTCGTCAAGGGCCTGGAAGTCCTTGGGATGAAGTATGAAGAGCGGACGGAGCCTTGGAATGGGGCTTGTGGCGTTTACAGCCCCCTCCTGACAGAAGCTGCGATCCGTTTCCAGTCGGAGATGATTACTGAGACCTTCCCGGCCCAAGGCCCGGTGAAGACGCAGATCATTGGAGAGGAAACCCCGGAGAACAAAGAAGCTGCCGAGCGGGTTCGGGACGATATGAACTATCGCCTGACTGACGAGATGATTGAGTACAGACCAGAGCATGAGCGGATGCTGTACTCGCTTGGTCTTGCTGGGTCGGCTTTCAAGAAGGTCTACTTCGATCCTAGTCTTGACCGTCAGACTGCCCCGTTCATCCCGGCAGAAGACTTGATCATGCCCTACGGGGCCAGCAATGTTTACAAGGCCGAGCGCGTTACCCATGTGATGCGCAAAACCAAGAACGATGTCCGCAAGTTGCAGGTCGCGGGCTTCTATAGAGACGTTGAACTGGGCGATCCGGTCAGGATCTTCTCTGATATTGAGAAGAAAAAGGCAGAAGAGCAAGGGTATACCCTGACGGATGACGACCGTTTCCAGATCCTTGAAGTCCATGTGGACTGGGAAATGCCTGGGGATGAGGATGAAAACGGTATCGCTCTGCCGTATATCGTCACCCTGGAGCGCGGAACGCAGACCGTTTTGGCCGTTCGTCGCAACTGGGAAGAGGGCGACAAGCGCAAGCTCAAGCGCCAGCACTTCGTCCAGTACACCTATATCCCTGGGATGGGTGCGTATGGCCTGGGTCTGATTCACCTGATTGGTGGTTACGCCCGCGCAGGAACCTCCATCATCCGCCAGTTGGTTGATGCTGGAACGCTTTCCAACCTTCCGGGTGGCCTGAAGTCCCGTGGTTTGCGGATTAAGGGCGATGACACTCCGATTGCCCCTGGTGAGTTCCGAGATGTTGATGTCCCGTCCGGCACGGTGCGCGACAACATCATGCCGCTTCCGTATAAGGAGCCGAGTCAGGTTCTGGCGGGGTTGCTCCAGCAAATCACTGACCAGGGCAGAGCATTGGCGTCTATCGCGGACCTGAACGTCAGCGATATGTCGGCCAACGCCCCCGTAGGCACGACCCTGGCTCTGCTTGAGCGTCAACTCAAGACCATGAGCGCAGTCCAGGCTCGGGTGCATGACTCCCTGAAGATGGAGTTCCGGCTGCTCAAGAAGATCATCCGCGACTTCATGCCGCCTGATTACACCTACATCCCCGTGGGTGGAGATGCCAAGGCAAAGCAGTCTGACTATGACATGGTGGAGATCATCCCCGTGTCCGATCCCAACGCCGCCACGATGGCGCAGCGGATCATGCAGTACCAAGCCGCGCTTCAGTTGGCTCAAGGCGCTCCGCAAATCTACGATCTGCCGCATTTGCATCGTCAGATGTTAGAAGTTCTGGGGATCAAGAACCCTGAAAAGCTGGTTCCGATTGATGAAGACCAAAAGCCGCGAGATCCCGTGTCGGAAAACATGAGCTTCCTGACCGGGAAACCGACCAAAGCTTTTATCTATCAGGATCACGATGCCCATATAGCGACTCATATGTCGCTGATGCAAGACCCAACAATCATGTCCATGATGGGTCAGACGCCGATGGCTCAGCAAATGCAAGGCGCGGTTATGGCGCACGTTGCAGAACATATGGCGTTCAAGTATCGGGCAGATATTGAGCAGCAGTTGGGCGTGGAGATGACGCAGCCCGATCAGGAAATGCCTGAACAGGTTGAAGTTCAAGTATCTCGACTGGTTGCCCAAGCCGCTCAGCAATTGCTGCAAGGCAATATGCAAAAGGCCCAAGCGCAACAAGCGCAGCAAATGCAACAAAACCCGCAGCTTCAGATGATGCAAGCCGAGTTGCAACTGAAGGCACAAGAACTTCAGCGCAAAGAGGCGGACAGCCAACGGGACTTCCAGATCGCTCAACAGAAGTTGCAGCTTGAGCAACAGCGCTTGCAGCTAGATGCGCAAAAGCGCCAGGGAGAAGACCCTGCGATGAAGGCCATGATGGCACAGCAAGAACTTGCGGCAAAAACCGCTCGGTCTAACCAAGAACTGCGCCAGAAAGAGCAGTCGCATCAGCAAAAGATGCGTCAGCAGGCACAAAACAGTGCGTTGCAGATGCAGCAGCAAGCGATGCGGGCACAGCAACAGAAGAGTCCAAAAGCTAAGGAATAACCAATGGCGACCACTGCGTTTTCCGTGGTATTGAAAGAGATAGAAGAGCGCCGTGACGATATTGCGGCAGCACTTATTTCAGGTGCGGCAAAAGACTTTGCCGAGTACAAGTCCTTGTGCGGGGAAATCCGGGGTCTTTCCCAAGCACATTCCTATATCAACGACCTCGTGCGCAAAATGGAGCAATCTGAAGATGAGTGAAATACTCCTTTCTACCGGCGAAGACGCCGTGCCGACGACGCTACCCGAAACCCCAGAGGAACGGGCGCGTCAACTTCCGCAACCCGCGACGTATCACATCTTGTGCGTCTTGCCTGAAATCGAGGACAAGTACGACAGTGGGCTGGTCAAGTCTGGCCAGACCATGCACTTTGAAGAAGTGATGTCGCCCGTGTTGTTTGTCGTGGCTATGGGGCCTGACTGCTACAAAGACGCAGAACGATTCCCCAGCGGCCCG